GTTTTCGGACTGTCTCGACGGTCAAGCCGAGCCGAGCGGCTGCCGTGGCCAGATCAACGCTGTCCTGCTCGTTGTCCAACCTTGTCCTGCTCCTGTCCTGCCGCTGTCCAGTCGGCACCGTGCCCGAGCTGGTGCTGTCCTGGCAAGCCAGCAGCCGGCTATGGCTGCGAGTTTCGTGCCTGCTCGAGCTCCATAATCCGACTCTGAAGCTCGGCGATCAGCTCATCGCGCTGATCTATCTCCCTAATCATCTCACGTATCCGGGTGTGAGCGTCGGCGAGCTGGCGCTCTAGCTCGGTCTGACTTAGCTGTTTTTCATGCAATCGCTCGGGCATATTCGGTCACTTTTTAGCGTATTGGGGAGATGTTGCTGTGATGAATGAAGAGCATAGTAATATGGTAAAGGATCTAGACAACATAAGGCTTGTAATATTCAGTGCGCTGATTGGCACATGCCTATCTAATTTCTCAGTAGACCCTGAAAAGACTGCAAGTGCCGTACTAGCTTCTATCTTCATATTTGTAGTAATAATTGTTGCTTTCTTTGCAAATATGATTCCCGTACACAAAAATTCCGGGTGGTCGCGTGCAACAAAAATATCAACAATAGTAGTTCTCGCATTCACGATGATGATTGGTGTGTTTGCAATGATACCTAGTGAGAAATTTGATATTTATAGCTACCTGAATGAGAATATAGGACTCGATAGGTCTAAGATATTTCTTATCCAACTTACGCTATGGATTTGGTATACGACAAGCCAGCTCATGCTCGCTATTCGGCATTACTTCAGCACAACGGATAACCCATAGAAGCACAGTCGGCGTACTGGCTATGTGGTCAGTGTCATCCTGGCTGCTTTCCATAAAAACGCTTCTGCGGCTGAACCTGCAACGTTCTTCGCATCGGGAGCTGCGCGCCTGAACCTTTCCGCCTCCGACCGGCTCCGTAACACCCGCACTGCCCCAAAGAGCACTAGCGAAGAGGACGACATAGCCCAATAGCAGAAGCCCCGGCCAGTGTGCCGGGGCTTCTTCGTTGCTGAATTGGTCAACCTTCGTCTTTGGACTTCTTCGCTTCCGCCCGCTTGGACAACTCATCGAGCACCAGACCCGCGCCGAAAAGGAAGGCCGTCAGAAGTCCCGACTTGAGGCTTTCCGGCTTTTTGGGCTCGGGGGCCGCGATAGGCTGCGCGACAGGCTCGGGATGACACCCGGAGCAGACTACCTTTTTCATCATGCAGACCGGGCAGGGATTGTAGTAGGTCGGAAGGATCGGCCCACCCGGTCCTGATGGGAATACGCCGCCAGACAGAAGCGCCCCGAACCCGTTGCAGCCTGGGCATTTCACCAGCGGATAGTTCGGGTGTACGGCGCATCCCATCTCATGCTCCCCTAGCAAAGTAGATAACCACTCGGAGGCGATAACCGATCTGATCGACCGTCAGCGTGTTGACGACATTGCCAGTTGCCGCGCTGGTAGTTGTGTAGATCTTATGGCCGTTCTGCTCGACGGCCGGGATTACCAGCGGTGACGGTCCTTCGTGATCTTCTGGGTAGCAGTTGTAGTAGATCCGACCGCCGGCAGCGTAGTCGAAATTCAGTACAGTGCCGTTACGGCAGGCACCGTGTTTTCCATAAGGTTAGTTCAGCGGTCGGTTTCAGGGGCGTTTCCCCTGTGATTTCAACTGGCTCACGCTATGCGCGAGCTTATGCCGGCGGTTTTGGCCCGACTCTGAACCTCTTGACACAAACTGTGGTGCTGCCGGCGGTTGAGTCGGTATGTCGCTGGCTCTTGACTTATCCGATGACATAACACCTCATCACCCCATAAGCGATGGGGGTGTCATGGCAACGGTTGCTGAAGCGGTGAAGGTGGTGAGTGTCGAGACAGGGGAGCCCGAGCCCTTTGTCAGCCAGATCGCTCGCAATCTTCTGATTAGCGGCATCCTGCCGAAGAACGTGGGCAAGCGATATTCGCGGGTGAGTGAAACCAATCTGACCATGCTGCTGCTCGGGCTCTACACCGCGCCGAAGATCGCCGATGCTTCACAGCGGGCCCGCCAGTATGCCGAGCTGCCCTTGGACGGCGAGCACGCCGGCATCGGCCTCGCTGACTTCCTGGCCACTGTGCTGAGTGATCTCCACACGCGAGATGATCGCCTAGTCAGGATCATTCCGGGCGTGGTGGTGCCTTACGATGAGCTGCGCATCGAGATCATCGCGACCTATCCGGTAGTCATCGTCTGGAGGGTTGAGCTTGTCGGTGAAGCATCGCTTGAGCGCAGCATCACCTCCTTTGCCGAAACGCCGGCGCTTGCGCGCTACTGGCCGTCACCCAAGCCGCGCCGCAGCGTGACCATTCCCGGTGCAGCGCTCTTCGCCATCGTCTCTGGCGTCTTCGGCACTGCCCCCAATCCTGAGACTTGAAGGAGCTGACATGACTGATGACGCGACTCTGCGGCCGATCCGGCACGCCATCGAAGTGCTGCGCGCCGATGGCCATCCCGACAGCCAAATCGCCGAGACTCTGCTCGCCGCCGGCGCTGATGCCGTGCAGCAGGTTTATGGCGTGCGTGAACTCTCCCGGCAGCTTTACATGATGGCCATGAAGCTCGCTCAGGAAGCTGACGCGCTCGAGCACGCTATCGCCGAGGGTAGCGCGGGAAAGCCTAACTGATGACGGTTGACGTGACTCTGCCGCTCTTCTACGTTGCGGGCACGTCATCGAGCGGATCGCGGTCACTTGCTTACGCAGGGGCCGTCACGCCGCCGGAGACGCCTTCGGTACTTGCTTTACGCAGGGCCGCAGGGCTGTCGAACGGTCCTACCTGGGGCCGATGCTCTGCTTTGCCGAAGGCTCGCTCATGACATCTTCTGATCAGACTCGTGACATCACCGCCGTTGCCCCCCTGCTGCGCGTAGCGCCGCCGCTCGAGACTCGCTTTGTCGGCCAGGACGCCGAGCAAGGCGTCATCAGCGGCTATGCCAGCGTATTCGTCGGGCAGCCCGGTGGCGGGCCCGACTCTTACGGCGACGTGATCGCGCGCTCGGCATTCGCTGCCACCCTGGCCGAGCACAAGGCGGCCGGCACCATGCCGTCGATGCTGTGGAGCCATGATCCCGCGCGTCCTGTCGGGCGTTGGCTCGAGCTGAGAGAAGATGAGCGCGGCTTGCTCGTGCGTGGTCAGCTCAACCTTCAGACTCAGGCCGGCCGCGAAGCCTTCGAGCACCTGAAGGCGCGCGACATCGGCGGCTTGAGCATCGGCTTCAGGATTGCCGAGGACGGCTACAAGTTTCAGCCTGACGGCTCGAGGCTGCTGACGGCTGTGCAGCTCTTTGAAGTCAGTATCGTGGCCATGCAAGCCGCCAGGGCGGCGCGCGTGACCGAGATCAAGTCAGTGGATAGCCGTCAGCAGCTCGTGGAGCTGCTGCGTGACACCGGGCTGCCGCTTGCCGCTGCCAAGAGCGTTGCGGCCGGTGGCTGGCCGGCTCTGAGCGGCGAAGAAGATGACGCAGCACTCGGCGATCTGGCGCGCCGCGTCGATGCCGCACTCGGCGAAATCCGCTCCATCAACTCCATCAATCGATAAACCCGAAGGATCAGCATCGTGGATGCCACGCAGCTCATTGAGCGCTTCAACGCCTACCATACGGAAGTCAAAGGGCTGCTCAGCGGCACGCAGGAGTCTGTTCAGGAGAACAGCGCGCGGCTGAGCGATCTCGAGCAGAAGATGAGCCGGCGTGGTGTCGGTGGTGATGAGACTCGCCGGCAGACCTGGGGCGAGACGGTCACGCAGAGCGATGAGTTCAAGAGCTTCGTGGCCGGCGGCGCTCGAGGGCTGTGCCGCATCGAGGTCAAGACCGTCACTTCGGCTGCCAACAGTGGCGGCGCTCTGGTGGCGCCTGATCGGCAGGCTGAAGTCATCACCCTGCCGCGCCGCCGTCCTGTAATTCGCTCTCTGCTGGCACCGGGCACGACCACTGGCAACAACGTGCAGTTCATGCGCCAGACGGTCTACACGAACAACGCCGCCATTGTTCTGGAAGGCGCGGTTAAGCCCGAGTCGAACATCGCGTATGCGCTGGCAGACTCTAAAGTGCAGACCATTGCTCACTGGATACCGGCCAGCCGGCAGATCGTGGACGATGCGCCGCAGCTTATGTCCATTGTGGACTCGGATCTTCGCTATGGTCTGGATGAGGCTGAAGAGCAGCAGCTCCTTCTCGGCGCAGGGCTCGAGGATGATCTGCTCGGGCTGGTCACGGCTGCCACGGCTTACAACACCACTGCCAATGCCGCTGGCGACAACCGGGCTGACACCATCCTGAAGGCGATCAGCCAGGGCGAGTCTGCCAGCCAGCTCCCGATGACGGGCATCGTGCTCAACTCGAGCGATTGGGCCGGCATGGTGGGCATGAAGGGCACCGATGGCCACTATCTCGGCGCGGGGCCCTTCTCGCAGATCACGCCGAGTCTGTGGGGCCGTCCGGTGGTCGAAACTACCGTGATGCCTGCCGGCACCTTCCTGGTGCTCAATGGCACGCAGGCAGCGCAAATCTTTGACCGTATGAGCGCTGAAGTGCTCATCAGCCAGGATCACGCTGACTTTTTCGTGAAAAACCAGATTGCTATTCGCGCTGAGAAGCGGCTGGCTCTGGTGATCAAGAGGCCGCAGGCGCTCGTGAAGGGCAGCTTCCCGGCTTAAGTCGCCGGTCTTGCCGAGAGCGACGATGCCGCGTAGCTTCGGAAACGACAAAGGCGCCACGCCCAGCCACGGACGGCGCCTTTGTCTAAAACCAACCGCTGTCGCTGACGTGGCCGCGAACGGCTTCCTTTTGCCTGCTCCCCGGAAAAGGACAGGCAGGGTTAGAGATACCCTTGCGTTGGTTTTCTGGCAAGGTAGTCGTTCGGGAAAAATGTCAGTGGCAGCCATGACGGAGGCTGCCTGATGGCTGTCGTACAGTTCCCTAACTCTGTGCAAGTGCGGTCTACCCGCCGTCCACTCCCCACTATCCGCGAACAGCTCGCCGGCCTTCAGCATGATCTAGCTGTGGCATCGGGAGAGATGCGTGATCCGCTTGCCGCTGACGAGCTGGTGAGCGCCGCCAGACGGGTGCGGCACATCATTCAGCGCTTGGAGGCTGGCCAATGAGCACAGCAGACGACAGCAGCCATGTCAGCCGTCTGACTCTGCGCGTGGTTGGAGGGCAGCAGCATGGCTGATGGTCATGATGGCGGCTTTTATCGCTGCACCGACACCATCGATGTCGAAGAGCAACTAGCCAGAGTCGGAATGACCGATCTGCGGCTGTCGCTGGCAGGGCACGGCTATCGGCCCGTTCCCGTTGCGGGCCCGCGCATGAACGTCAGGAGCCCTGGCAAGCAGCCAGTTATGGATGGATGGCAGCAGCGGTGTGCGACAGCCGGTGACGCTGCCATCCGCTCATGGTCGGACCAATCGCCAGGATGCACGAATACAGGGGTGCTGACCGGCATAAGCGGCGGCATCGGCGCGGCCGACATCGATGTTCTGTTGCCAGACGCCGCGGCCGAGATCGCTGATCTAGCCATTGAACTGCTTGGGGCCACGCCGCTTCGCCGTATCGGCAGAGCGCCGAAGGTGCTGCACGTCTACCGAGTCGCAGACGGTTTTCGCAAAGTGCGCACCCCGACCTTCATCATGAAGGATGACAGCGAAGCTGCTGTCGAGTTCCTGGCGGAAGGTCAACAGTTCGTGGCGTTCGGCATCCATCCGGCGACTGACAGACCGTACCAGTGGCTCGATCAATCGCCGCTCGATGTGCCGGCCGGTGAGCTGCCTTTGGTCGATCTGGAAGCCGTCGAGACGTTCATCGAGCTCGCTGCACAGGTTCTACGCAATCATGGCGGCATGCCGAAGCAGCCGGCCGGCAAGGGGAAGGCCAAGGCCACTACCGCCACGGCTGGCAAGCCGGCTGCCGGCGGCACGGCACCCATCGGCGACAATTTCTTCGCCAACGTGAACGGTGCAGCCCTGGTCAATCCCGAGCCTTGGGTGCGCCAGCTCTTCGGGGCTAAAGCGCGGCTTCATCCTGGCACCGGCGCTTATCGAGTCAGGTCTGTGGACCTGGGGCGCGAGCTCGAGGAAGACATCAGCATCCATCCATCCGGTGCTTGGGATTTCGGGCTCGAGAAGCCCATCAGCCCGATAGACCTTGTGATGCAGTATGGCGGCGCACCTGATGCCAAGGGGGCTGCCCTGTGGCTGTGTGAGCGGCTTGGCGCTGAGCCCGCACGGCTTGGCTGGAAGTCGGACTCTGACGCCTTCAGGAGCAGCAAGGGCACCGGCGCGGGACACCGGGAAAGGGATACTGAGCCGCCACCCGATTGGGAACCTGATGAACCTGATGCGGCCAGGGGTGACGCCGCTGCTGACATCCTGGCAGGATTTACCAACCCGACGAAGCTGACCGGCATTGAGCCGCCGGCCCGCGAATGGATCGTGGAAGGCTGGCTGCCTGTCGGCACAGTGACATCTCTGTATGGCGCCGGCGGTGTCGGTAAGACGCTTCTGGCGCAGTTGCTTCAGACCGCTGCTAGCACCGGCCGGCCCTTCCTTGGGCTCGAGACTACACAGTGCAGGGTTCTTTCCATCTTCTGTGAGGATGACGAAGACGAGCTGCACCGCCGGCAGGTCTGCATCAATGCCAGCATGGGCATCGGTATGCACGATCTCGGCGCAGTTCGCTGGCAGAGTCGCTTTGGCAAAGAGAACGTCATGGCGACCATCGAGGGCGGGCTGCTGAAGGCAACCGGCTTCTACAAGTTTGTGCGGGCTGCCGCGAAGCAGTCAGGCGCGCGGCTGGTGATCATCGACAACATCGCTCAGGTCTTCGCCGGCAATGAGAACGTGCGGGCCGAAGTGACGCAGTTCGTCAATTCGCTCGGCACCATCGCTCAGGAGATCAATGGCGCGGTGCTCTTGCTCGGGCACCCTGGGAAAGCCGACAACAGCGAGTATTCGGGCTCTACGGCTTGGGATGCCTGCGTGCGCTCGCGCTGGATACTCGAGCGGCCGAAGGAAAATCTCGATGATGAGGACGCCGGCGAGCTGGCTGATCTGCGCGTGCTGCGCCGCGCCAAGGCGAACTATGCCCGCAAGGATGATGAAATCACCATGCGGTGGGAGGGCGGCACTTTCCGCACTGAGGGACCGGCCAGGTGGAAGGACACCGTGGACCGAATCGAGGAACGGTTACAGAAAAAGGCCGATGACGACGCCTTCCTGGCCTGCCTGGATGCTCTCAGGGAGCAGGGGCGAGCGGTGAGCCACAGCCGCAACGCGCCGACCTATGCGCCGGCCATCATGCTCAAGAAAGAGGAAACCAAAGGCATATCGAAGCGCCGGCTGGAACGCGCCATGGAACGGCTGTTCGCGGCAGGGACCATCAAGGCAGGGATGGAGATTGGCACCAAGGCGAACCGCCACCGGCTGGTAGGGATTGGGCGCGCGGAAGTTGCGCAACAGTCTGCGCCAGAGTCTGATTTCGGGTGCGCCAGAGTTGCGCCAGAGTCTGCGCCAGAGTCCGGCGCAAAGTGCGCCGAAGCTGCGCCAGAGTCTCCGCCAAACCCAGTAACTGCGCGGGTTTCAGAGCTTGCGCCAGAGTCTGCGCCAGAGTCTGCGCCAGAGTTGCGCCAGAGTGCGCCAGAGTCCTCTGAAACCTGCATGGATACTGCGCCAGAGTGCGCCACCATGACTCCCCTATATACTACGTATATAGAGGGCGGCACCCTTGGTGCTGTGCCGCCCTCCAATGACGATACGGCAGCAGCCGAGGAAGCTGACCGGCTGCACCGTGTTGTGAGCGCGGCAGACAAACTGGCTGACCTGTCGGCACGGCTGGATGAGTTCGACTGGCTGAAGGACTTCAAGCCGGCGCCGGAGCATTCCGGGCTGACGGTGGGGCAGGTGAAGCGGTTGCGGAAGGTGGAGCTGGTAGATGAGCCGGCCTGATCCATTCGGCCCATGGGCTGATGGTCTGACCGATGCCGAGCGGCTGGCCAGGATCAGGGGCTTGCGGGCCCTGGTGCAGATATTCGCCGGTGCTCGGCATCCGCTGGTGATCGCCCTGGCGCGGGCTGAGATCGATGTGACCGATGAGGCTCTGCTGCTGGCTTGGGAGCTGCTGATGTCGGCGCCGAGTCGGACGCGCCGCCATATCCTGGCCAGCTTCGGCCAACTCATGAAAACGACACCGTCGAGCCCTGAAAGGAAGGCAAGCCATGGCTGAGAACGAAGACATCGACGTCTATGGCGAGCTGGGTGATCTGATGCGCGATCTCGAGCGGCGCGGCGTGCCCGATGTCGAGATCATCGACGCTGCCTTCAGGCTGGCCATGATGGGAGCTGCCCGCATCTATGGCACAGAAGCGGCAGCGCATAGCCTTCGGGACGTGGCTGAGCTCATGGAAGCGTACCAGGACGCCGAGCCGCTACGGGTGATGCATTGAGATGATTGTGCCACACCAGGAGGGGACACTTTAAACTTGCAGTCCCTATGCTTATAGACCATGGCGCCCAAGAAAATTTCCACTAACAGATGAAACATTTGGAGTTCTGACCATGGCCGCACCGAGAAAATCCCTGGCTCATCTCAAGGCCATGGGTGCCGACATCGCCAATCCGCACCGCTTCACGAGCCGCGCCGAGCCGAAGGTGATCCCGCTCGGCGAGCCGTCACCGCATCTCGGCGCCAATGGCAGAGTCGCATGGTTCGCCTTCAAGTCAGAGCTGCCCTGGCTCGGCGAGAGCGATAGAGCCATTATGGAAGTTGCCTGTCACGTCAGGGGCCGGCTGATCGATGGCGCGGACATGACGGCCGCAGAGCTGACGCTGCTGCGTCAGACTCTCTCGACGCTTGGCGCCACGCCGGCCGACCGTAGCCGGATCACGACAGCCGAAGAACAGACCCAAGACCCGTTGGCGGATTTCTTCAACGCCTAACGTCCGCCAGGGCACGTCAGAGACTCGCCTGATGCGATGCAGCGCCTCGGCATGGAGAGATCTAGGGGCAGACGGTTAGACACGCTCAGAGAGCCTTAAATCGCTTCCTCTGCGTGCCCCTCTGTGAGCCCCGCACGTGCCTGCACGATGTGCGGGCTCGACGTGCGCCCCCGTGCTCCCGCACAGTGCGCCCCGCACGAAGGGGCACGAACGGCGCACGATGATGTTGAACCTTACCTACGATGAATTGGCTGAACGGCTCGGCATCACCAGAAATGCCGCCAGGGTGCTGGTTCAACGGCGCAAGTGGAGTCGTTACACGAGCCAGGATGACGGGAAAGCACGCGTGCGGGTGCCTGATGATGAGCTGGAGCGCATGGGCGCACAGCGTAGCGAGCACGGTGCAGCGCATGAGCCCCCGCACACCGTGCCCCCTTCTGATGGTGAGATCGAAGCGCTCAAGGCGCACGTACAGACAATGCGCGAGATGCTGGAGCTGAAGGATGCTGCCCATGCCGCCGAGCTAGGGCGAATGGAAGCTAATCAGACTCGGTTGCTCGCTGAGCGGGATCAGCTTCAGGATCAATTACAGGATGCACGCGCTGAGGCCGACCATGCCAAGGCAGATCAGGCTGGCATGGCACGGGATGTGGCCACCATGTTCGATGAGCTAAAGACCCTAGCTGACAAACATGCTGCTCTTCATGCTGATAGAGCGCGGCTACAGGCAGAGCTTGAACAGGCACGACGACCATGGTGGCGGCGATTGATGGGAGGATGACAGCACAGAACAAGCAAATCCGGCGCGTACATGTTTTGCTTCAGCAGGAGCAGCAACAAGTTAAGGCGTTAGCTGATCAAAGGGAGAAGCCTATTCGATCTTTATGGCGGCGTTTAATTGGATCTTGGTAAAAGTAACATAAAGAGATTTTAATAATTTTTATATTGAAGACCTTTTGTCAGGTGGCGTTGGTAATGGTGGTGTTGGTAATGGGGGAGGGGATGGAAGTGGCTGGTGTTCATTTACACTATTTAGAATTTTCTCTATATTCTTATCATAATTCAGATCTGCTAAGTATTCTATATATTTTAGTGCTTTTTCTTTTTCTTGATCTGAAAAGCTGGCTTCTGTAAGTATTCTACGAGCCCGTGATTTAAGTTCATTAATTTTAGTTTTATATATTAGAACATCATTGATTTCATTCCTTCTTTTTTTCAATTTATTAAGGTCATTCATTAGCATTGACAATGATATGATAATAGATACACCAAATATTGAAAATAATGTTTGTAGTGTGTTTTCGGCGCTATAATTCATATGGAAATAGCATGCCCAGGCAATAAAGAAATTCATGAAACTCAAGCTAACAAAAATAAGTACACATTCTATTATCCTAAACATCAAGCCAAATATTGTGTCAGTAACAGCATGTGTATATCTGTTTGTATCGGACTTTAATAATCTTAGTTCTATTACCCTATCTTTTAGATCATCTAAAAGTTTTGTAGCCTTTTCTTGGTCTTGTGGAAAAATTTCAGGAGAATTATAGTGTTTATATATTGCTACCGATGCTGCGATAATAGAAAATATTGAAGCTATAACCCCAAATATTGTTTTTACATCCCACTGAAATGAGCTAAATAATTCTAATATTGTATCCAATTTATATCTTTCTCTTTTTTGTAAAGCTGTTGATAGTTATATTAAAACCAATGCAGGAAGGCTGTCACAAGCGAGGATATTCATTAATCCGAAAGTTTATGCAGCTCTTTTTTAGACGATTTTCCATATATGGAATTATGGAAACGCCGGTAATGGCCCTCTGGCGTCATCAGCCCATTCCAAGCTCACCACCTTCCGACTCTGAATGATGTCGATGCAGTAGGGTAGGTACTCGGGCTGGTTTCCATAAAAGCTGTTAAGGCGGCGACCTGCTAGCTTTCTCCAGTTCCTCGACGCGGCGCTGAAGGTCAAAAATCAGCTCATCACGCTGATCGATCTCCCGGATCATCTCAAGTATGCGCCTCTGAGCGTTGGCGAGCTGGCGCTCGAGTTCGGCTTGGACAGGTTGGTCTGGCATGGTCATTCGGTTGCATGTATAAAATTGTTGATATTTGACTGAGGGGGCGAGGATGCAGGAAAGCGGCGAATACCGCGTTACCCAGCACCGAAAGGATCAGGGCAGGGGGCCGGATAGCAAACACGCCAAGGTGGTTTTCAGTCACCTCGATGAAGAACCCGTCATGGCCTATTATCATCGCCACAAGCCGGTGCGCCCTGGTGTCGTGCTGGCGGTGTGGCGACCTGATGGCAGCCTGATCGCGTTCACGACTGGACCATGATGGCAGTCCCTCCGACCTGTCACCTTCCGCCGCGCTGTTTTCCATAAAGTATCTTAGCCGGTCGGTTTCAGGGGCGATTGCCCTGTGATTCCAACGGGCTCTCGCACCGCGCGAGCTTATGCCGGCGCTTTGAGCCCGACTCTGAGCCCCTTGACACAAAATCTGGTACGTCTGGCGGTTGAGTCGGCATGTCGCTGGCTCTTGACTTACCTAGTGGGATGCGCTTTTTGCAAACCACAGTCAGGAGGTTGGTATGTCGTCTGTAACGGATACGATCAAGGTGCTGAGCGTCGAGACTGACGTGCCCGAGCCCTACATCATCCAGATCGCTCGAAATCTGCTCAACAACGGCGTTCTGCCGAAAAGCGTTGGCAGCCGCATTGCCCAAGTCGAGCCGGAACATGTGGCGATGCTGTTGCTCGCCATCTTCGTGGCCACCAAGTTCGCCGACGGCAGTGCCCGCGCTCAGCAATACGCCGCTCTGAAATGGGGTGGCGAGTCCGGAAACATGACGTTCGGCACGTTCCTGGCCAGGGCCCTGACCGATCTGCACACCAGTCGTAATCGGCACATCAGGATCAATCGGGACATCACGGTGCCCTATAGCGATCTGCGCATCGAGATCGTCACGACCTATCCGGCGGTAGGCATCTCGGCCGCTCCCCACTTCGGCGTGCCCGCCTTCGAGGGCAGCATCAACTTCGCCGATACGCCGATGCTGGCGAACTACTGGCCATCAACCAAGCCGCGCACAGCCGTCACCATTCCTGGCGATACGCTTCATGCCATCGTCAACCGGCTGTTCGGCTTCGTTGATCACTCCCTCGATCAAGACTCTGACGCTTAACCGTAGGAACTCACCTATGCGCGATGACGCGACTCTGCGCCCGATCACCCATGCCGTCGAAGTGCTGCGTGCCGATGGCTATGCTGACAGCCGCATCGCCGAGACGTTGCTTGCGGCTGGCATGGATGCCATTCAGCAGGTTTATGGCTCGAGAGAGCTCAGCCGCCAGCTTTACATGATGGCCATGAAGCTCGCTCAGGAAGCTGACGCGCTCGAGCGCGCTCTCTCTGAGGGTGCCAACGAGAAGCCTAACTGATGATGGTTGACGTGACTCTGCCGCTCTTCTACGTTGCGGGCACGTCATCGAGCGAATCGCGGTCATTTGCTTACGCAGAGGTCGTCACGCCGCCGGAGACGCCTTCGGTACTTGCTCTACGCAGGGCCGCAGGGCTGTCGAACGGTCCCACCTTGGGCCGATGCTCTGCTTTGCCGAAGGCTCTCTCATGACGACTCCCGATCAGACTCGTGACATCACCGCTGCCGTTCCGCTGCTGCGTCTGGCGCCGCCGCTTGAGACTCGCTTTGTCGGCCAGGACGCCGAGCAGGGCGTCATCAGCGGCTATGCCAGCGTGTTTGTCGGGCAGCCGGGTGGCGGGCCCGACTCTTACGGCGATGTGATCGCCAGGGGTGCTTATGCCGCCACCCTGGCCGAGCACAAGGCGGCTGGCACCGTGCCGGCGATGCTGTGGAGCCATGACTCGGCAAAGCCTGTCGGACGCTGGCTCGAGCTGAAGGAAGATGAGCGCGGCTTGTTCGCTCGTGGTCAGCTCAACCTTCAGACTCAGGCCGGCCGCGAAGCCTTCGAGCACCTGAAGGCGCGCGACATTGGCGGCTTGAGCATCGGCTTTAGGATCACCGAGGGCGGCTTCAAGTTTCAGCCTGACGGCTCGAGACTGCTGACGGCTGTGCAGCTCTTTGAAGTCAGCGTCGTGGCAATGCCGGCCGCCAGGGCGGCGCGCATCACCGAGATCAAGTCAGTGGGTAGCCGTCAGCAGCTCGTCGAGCTGCTGCGCGACACCGGGCTGCCGCTTGCCGCTGCCAAGAGCGTTGCGGCCGGCGGCTGGCCAGCTCTGAGCGGCGAGGAAGATGACGCAGCGCTCGGCGATCTGGCGCGGCGCGTCGATGCCGCTCTCGGCGAAATCCGCTCCATCAACTCCATCAATCGATAAACCCGAAGGATCAGCGTCGTGGATGCCACGCAGCTCATTGAGCGTTTCAACGCCTACCATTCCGAAGTCAAAGGGCTGCTCAGCGGCACGCAGGAGTCTGTTCAGGAGAACAGCGCGCGGCTGACCAATCTCGAGCAGAAGATGAGCCGGCGCGGTGCCGGTGGTGATGAGACGCGCCACCAGACCTGGGGTGAGACAGTCACGCAGAGCGATGAGTTTAAGAGCTTCGTGGCCGGCGGCGCTCGTGGGCTCTGCCGCATCGAGGTCAAGACCGTCACTTCGGCTGCCAACAGTAGCGGCGCCCTGGTGGCGCCTGATCGTCAGGCCGAAATCATTACCCTGCCGCGCCGGCGGCTGACGGTGCGGGCTCTGCTGGCGCCGGGAACGACCACCAGCAACAACGTGCAGTTCATGCGCGAGACGGTGCACACGAACAACGCCGCCATCGTGCTCGAGGGTGCCGTCAAGCCCGAGAGCAACATCACGTATGCTCTGACGGATGCCAAGGTGCAGACCATTGCGCACTGGATACCGGCCAGCCGGCAGATCGTCGACGATGCGCCGCAGTTCATGTCTGTTGTGGACTCGGCTCTTCGCTATGGTCTGGATGAGGCTGAAGAGCTGCAATTGCTGCTCGGCGCAGGGCTCGATGATGATCTACTCGGGCTGGTCACGGCTGCCACGGCTTACAACACTGCCGCCAATGCCGCCGGCGACAACCGGGCTGACACCATCCTGAAAGCGATCAGCCAAGCCGAGTCTGCCAGCCAGCTCCCGATGACCGGCATCGTGCTGAACTCGAGCGATTGGGCTGGCATGGTCGGGCTTAAGGGTGTCGATGGCCACTATCTCGGTGCGGGGCCCTTCGCGCAGATCACGCCGAGTCTGTGGGGCCGTCCGGTGGTCGAAACCACAGCCATGCCGGCCGGCACCTTCCTGGTGCTGAATGGCACGCAGGCAGCGCAAATATTTGACCGCATGACCGCTGAAGTGCTCATCAGCCAGGATCACGCTGACTTCTTCGTGAAAAACCTTCTGGCTATTCGCGCTGAGAAGCGGCTGGCGCTGGTGATCAAGCGCGCTCAGGCGCTCGTGAAGGGCAGCTTCCCGGCTTAAAGCCCCTGGTGCTTGCCGAGAGCGGCGATGCCGAGTAACACTGATCGCAGATACGACAAAGCCGCCCTTCCCGGCCAAGGTTTGGGGCGGCTTTGTCTGAATATCACCGCTGCCACTGACGTGGCCGCGAACGGCTTTCTCTTGCCTAGAGATACCCTGACTCGGGTTCTCTGGCAAGGTGGCCGTTTGGCAAAAACGTCTGTGGTGGCTTCGGTGGAGGTCGCCTAGATGGCCATTTCGGCGTTACCACACGACGTAGCAGCCCGTTTGGTGAAGGTTTTGGGGCTGCTCGGCAGCGACTATGACGGCGAGATCGCCGCAGCAGGTCGTCGAGCCAATGCCATTGTGAAGAGCGCCGGTCTGACCTGGGATGCGGTGATTGCACCGCCAGCCCTGCCGCCGCCCAAGCCGCCGCGCCGATGGCGCAGAGTCGCAAGCCCGAGCGATACCGCAGCTCTCTGCCTTCAGTGGCGCGATGATGTCCTGACCGATTGGGAGGCCGACTTCTGCCGCTCCATCGTTGGGCGGCACCGGCTCTCGGCCAAGCAAGCGGCTGTGCTGGCTCGCATCTCGGCCAAGGTCGAATCCTTCGCCCGCTCGGCGGGTGAGTGGTGATGGCATTGCTCAGGAGAGACGATGATCTGCCGGCCATCAGGGCTGCGCTGGATGCCAATGCTGCTTCGGCTCTGACCTGGCTGTTTCCTGCCGGCAGATTGGTCCGCAACGAGTTTCAGGTTGGCGACATCGGCGGCACCGCCGGCAGCAGCCTGAAATTCAATGTCCGTAAGCTGAAGGGCTCTGAGTTCAACAGCACCGAGCGCGGCTTCAAGGGCGTGCTGAGCGTGTTTGTTGCCCATGCCGGCGACTTCCCTGGCGGGCTCGCCCTGGCGCGGGAATATCTCGGCATCCCCGAGTCTGAAAGGCCCCAACCGCAAAAGGGCACCGCCAAGGGCAGGAAGAGCGAGCCCGATAATTGGGTGCAGATCATCCCGCCGCCCTTCGGCGTTGGCCGTCCTGATTTTGGCAAGCTGTGGCCGAGTGCCACTTTCCGGCAGGCATGGGATTACCGGGATGCGGCTGGCCGGCTGCTGTTCTACGTCGCACGGTACGATCTGCCCGATGGCCGCAAGGTCACGCCTGTTGTCAGTTACGGTCATGATGACGATGGCCGGCGGCACTGGCGCGCCAAGGGTAATGGCCGCGACATCCTGTTTGGCTTGGAGCAGCTCGCCGCTTACCCCGATGCGCCGGTGCTGGTGGTCGAGGGTGAGAAGGCTGCCTGTGCTGCCCGCATCCTGTTTCCTGGCTGGGTGGTGGTCTGCTGGAAGGGTGGCGCTGGCAACGCCGGCAAGGTCGATGTCAGCCCGCTTGCCAAGCGCAATGTCGTGCTGTGGCCCGATGCCGACTCCAACGGCGCCGGCGCTCTCGCCATGCAGAAGATTGGCAAAGCCGCGCTCAGGGCTGGCGCTGATGTCCGCATGGTGGCGCTGCCGCCAGGGCTGCCGGATGGCTGGGATTTAGCCGATGCGCTGCCCAATGGCTGGACGCGCGCCACGCTGGAAGGGCTGCTGACGGGTGCCGAGCTGCGCGGCCGACGCCGCCGGCTGCCTGCCTACTATCCAGGGCCGACCGAGCCGAGAGATGCGGCGCTCAAGCGGCAGCGCGATGTCATCGGCGGATGGTTTCAGCATGGCGCGAGACTGACGCGCGCCAGACGGGAAGCCGCCAGCATCGCCGGCGAGTTGATCGAAGCGGCCGGCTTGAATGATGAGAGTCTGAAAGAGACGCTGAGCGAGCGGCAGATCGCCGCGCGCAAGGCTGTCATCAGCCGCAAGGTCAACAAGGATGTGGCAGCTAAGCACGGCTTAAACCGGCTGACCGGGAAAGCCCCCCGGCTGCTCGTGACGGGCTCGCAAGGCAGCGGCAAGAGCCGCGCAGCCGCCGAAGAGATCGCCGACCTGGATGCTGGTGTTGTGGCTTGGTGGATGGTGCCGACCATCGACAAGGCAGAAGAGCAGGCTGCCGAATACCGTGACAAGTATGCCCGCGCCGACAGCCCGCCGGTGATGGTGGTGCGCGGGCGCGGCCAGGACGATCCGCAGCAGCCGAGCAAGGCGATGTGCCCGCGCCACATCGTCGTGAACCGTGCGGCAGCTCGTGGCGTCGAAGTGCGCAAGAAAATATGCAAGCACTGCCCGCTCAAAGATCGGTGCGGCTATCTCAGGCAGGAAGCTCAGATCGCGGCCATGGATGGCGGGCTGTTCCTGATGGCGCGCGAGTATGCCTTCCTGCCGTCGCCGGCGCCGGCGCCTGATCTGTTCATCGGCGACGAGTCGCTTGTTGCCGTGGCGGCTGCCGAGCCGGCCAGCTTCCATGTCAGGCAGATCATGGAAACTGGCAACTGGAAGGCTGCCGGCTTGGATGCGGCGATTGGTGCCGCTGCCGTCCTGGGCAGGGTCCATGAGGCAGCCACCAAGCATCCGACTCGGATGCTGGCGGCGCTTCGTGATGCTGGCGTCAGCCGCAAACAGATCGCCGAGACAGCGGCTTATCTCGATCAGGTCAGCGAGACGGTGGCGGCTGCGTCCATCACCGGGCGCATGAAGGATGATGAGATCGCCGGCGCTCTCGATCAGATCGATGAAAACGACATCCCGAGAGTTATCCGGCTGCTGCGTCAGATCCGGCGCGAGTGGGATACCGGCAGGGCTGGGCTCAACACGGTGTCGGTGCGCGATGACATCGTGACGGTGTTCGGGTTGAAGAGCCCCCGGCTTGCCAAAGAGACGCCGGTGCTGCTGCTCGACGGCACCGGCAGCCCCGCATTGAACCGGGTGCTGTTCGGCGAGCTGGAGCACGAGCACATTCCTGTTGAGCGGCAGGGCACCGTCACCGGCACGAGAGGCAGGACCAAGCCGAAAACCTACAGCCGGCAGAGCATCACCGGGCGGCAGGCGCCAACCAAGGCCAACCCTGACGGCTTGCCACTGCGTCCTGCCGAGGCCGAGCGGCTGCGCCAGGAGATCGCCGCCATAGTGCGGCGCCAGGATGGCCCCGTATTCGTCTGTGCAACCATGAGAGCCGAGGAAGCTCTGAGCCCCCTGCTGCCGGCCAGGGCAAGCACCAGCCACTTCGGCGCGGTGCGCGGCATCAACGCTTGGGAAGGGTGCGCGGCTGCCGTGGTGGTAGGGCGCGAGCAGGTAGCAGAGCACCAGCTCGAGGACATGACGCGACCATGGACGGCTGCCGACTCTGAGCCCTTCCTGGCGTTCGGAAAATACATCACGCAGACCCGAGGGCGCCGGATGCGGGATGGCACGGTGGAGCCGGTGGAAGTCGAGGTCCATCCCGATCCGCGGTGCCAGGAAGTGCTCGAGCAGATCAGAGAGGCCGAGATCGCTCAGAGCGGCGACAGGGTGCGGCCGATCTTCAACGGGCGGGCGCTGATCCTGATGAACGAGCTGGTGCTCGATGTGACGTATGACCGGACCATGACGCATGAGGAATTGGTGATGGGGGGCAATCGCTTTGAACGGGCATGGGCTGAGAAGGGGATTCTGCCCATGGGCCCGCGCGATCTGAAACAGCTCTTTCCCAAGCTTTGGGACACCGAAAAAGCCGCTGAGCGTGAGCTGGAGAAATCTGCGTTTAATACCCCCCGAAACCTAATAAGAAATCCTATTAGGTTTCGGGGGGTATTAACTCAGTACCGAGTGAAGGGGCAGAGAGGCCCCCGACAGTCATCGGCGTGGGTAGACTCTGAGCGCCATCCAGACCCCCGAGCGGCACTGGAAGCGGTGCTTGGTCCCGTCACTGATTTCAGGATCATCACGCCGGCCGAGCTGGCGCCTGCCCCGGCTGAGCGTGTGGTGGACCTGGGGGCGCCGGTGCTGACGGTGGTGCCGTACAAGCCGCCGCCAGCCGAAGAGATGGCGAGGATGCGCGCCATCCTGGCGCAAGGCGGCAGGTTGGCTGATCTGTCGAGCCGGTTGAATAGGTTCAAGCCGGCGGTGCCCATACCTGTGGCGCGTGTGGTGGGGCAGTGATGGCCCCCGATCGCTTTGGCCCTTGGGCGGATGGTCTGACCGATGCCGAGCGGCTGGCCAGGATCAGGGGGCTGAGAGCCCTGGTGCAGATATTCGCCGGTGCTCGGCATCCGTTGGTGATCGCCCTGGCGCGGGCTGAGACCGATGTGACTGATGAGGCTCTGCTGCTGGCTTGGGAGTTGCTGATGTCGGCGCCGAGTCGGACGCGCCGCCATATCCTGGCCAGCTTCGGCCAGCTCATGAAAACGACGCCGTCGAGCCCTGAAAGGAAGGCAAGCCATGGCTGAGAACGAAGACATCGACGTCTATGGCGAGCTGGGTGATCTGATGCGCGATCTCGAGCGGCGCGGCGTGCCCGATGTCGAGATCATCGACGCT